CACCTTGCGTCCGTTGGGAGAGGCAGCAGCAGGTGCGCCAACACTGGGAGTCAGCTTGTTTCCAACTGTATACGTTGATGTTGCTTCAGCGTAAGTCGTGGGGATGGTGTGGCAGATGTCGAGGCGGTTGGCCTCGGTGTCCAGTACGGTGAGGCCGTTGTCTAAAACTCGGTCGTATAGTGGCATAATTCACCTCTTTTCCGCCACTCTAAAGCCCCACACGCGCACGGAGTCAACCGTACGCGGTGCAGGTTTGCGGGAAAATGAACTATCGGATGGAGACTGGGGAAACTGTGGTCTTGCGATGTACGACAGGATAGTCGAACGAAATATGATACCCTGCTGCATCGACGTAATGATCGTGTCCACTGGTTTTGTCAGGCTCTCCATTCGTCGCCCATGCCTGTTGTTCAAGCGCATCGGCATACGTTGGACATTTTGCATCGTTGACAAGGTAGCGCCGTTCACCAGCCGCGTTGCAGAACATGGCGTTCATGGCGTTCACCCGGTCCTTGACGGGAGGGTTTGCGTTGGGGGCGATGACCGTAAACCCGGCTTGACGCAGCAGTGCAATGTCCGTCTCGCTGGCGTTGACGCTCTTCCTGCTCCCACCACTCGCGTCAGGATAAACGCGGATCTGGCACGATGGACGATAAACCCCGTTCTCGTATCGCCAGTACCGCTCTTTGATGCGCCGTATCATGTCCGGGGTGTCGTAGCCGTTGACGATCTCATCAACCGCACGAGGCAGGGATTGACGCTTGACGTGTGCAATGGCCGTCATCTTCCCCACGTTGAAGTCCATGCCCAGGAACAGCGGCTCGCCGTCCTGGATCTCATCAGCGCACCGATTCAGCGCCCGGTCATAGGCCGCGTACACGTTGCCGGATTGGAGGTTGACGAACTCGCCATTGATGTATGCCGCGATTAACTGAGGCGGATATGAGGCTAGGAGCGACGAAATATAGTCAGCCGGGAGATTGTGCGCGTTGTCGTAGGTGCTGGCGTGAACAAGGGAATAAAGCGCCCTCGCAGACTCCTTTTCCCGCGGCTCCTTGACGAACTGCTCATGGGTAAACTTGAATCCTTCCGGCGTTGTCGTTACGTCAATCCCGTTCCGAAGGTCTGGGATTTTGTAACGCATACGGGCAATGATCTTGCGCCATGCGTTTTTTGCCTTCTCCGGCTTCATCACGTCGATTTCGTCAACGAGCGCGTGGCCGATCTTAAAGCCAATGATCGAACCAGGGTCTTCCATGGACCTGCACTTGATTATGCCAAGGTATTTTCTGCCGCGGTAAACTTCCACTTCGTGATTGCCGACCCGCGGCACTGCTCGTTGCCCGAACCCATGGAATGATTCCTCAACCGTTGGATAAAAGATGTCCCGAATCTGCGGATACGTCGGCGCAAAGTAGCCAGCGTTTACCCCAGGGAAGGCGAAGAAATGAAACGACAATCCAGCGCAACCGGCCCACGTCTTCCCAGACCCGAACCCACCAACAAAGGCGCGGAACTTCGTAGGCGATGCGAAAAAATCAGACTGCTTCGGATTGAGTTGGAAGTTCTGGGTGATTTCGCCCATTGACTACCTCGACTATAATTTTTGTGGGCATGGGCGTATCCTCAACCGTCGAGCCGTCACGGAATAAGCCAAGGTGCTTCCCTGCCAACTCAAGGGCTTTGAGCTTATCGGCCATTTTGATTTTGGCGATGTAATCTACCTCGCCCTCGCCGCGGTTGACCGTCACAATTTCGCAGCCAGCAATACATGCCGCGGCATCATCATCGAGTTCCGAAATGCGGATCAGTGCGCCGGAATCATCAAATATTTTACGCACATCAGAGAACGCAACCTTGGCAATCTCGGACAGTACGCGTTCTGCCGTCACTTCGACCCGCTCGGACCGCCGCTGCATTGATCCCTGGATCAAATTTTGAATGTCAACATCTGTCAACAGCCGCTGGCCTTGTGACTTAGCCGTCCTCTCGCTGTATCCAGCCCTGACCGCCGCTTGCGTTGCGTTGAGGTCCAAAAGATATTCTTGCGCAAACATGCGCTTTTTTGGCGTCAACGCCATATCATCCCCCCAATCCCGGCAACATCGCTTGCCCGGTGTCTTTACGTCGTTTATAAGCTGGCCGCTCCAACTCTTCCCCCGGCCCTGCGTAGGTCCGCAGCATCTCCCCTGACCACCATACGAGCCACTTAGCCCCGCAGTCCCGGCATTGGTGGCGCTGCTGCATGATCTCGCACTTGAGGTAGATCGGCCCGTTTAGCCGGTAGGTATCCACGCTGCCGCACTCGGGGCAGGGCCATTGTTTGCTCATAGGCGCTCCACTACCTCGCAGATGATTTGCGGACCGGGGCCGTCGAGCACGTCACCAAGCTCGTCAATCAGGCTCCGCGCCTCCTCCGGCCCAACAAACAGCGCGTGACCGTTGACGCAAAAGTGTATCGTCCTGGGGCTGATCTGGCGGACGGCGAATTGCTTTTTAGGGGGCATGTGTTCGTGCTCGGTCATGGGCGATCATCCTCCCCGATGTTGCGTTGCTCGTAGGACACAAGAAAAACCGCGTTCGTCATCACATGCCACAGGTGCGGATGGCCGCTCTCAGGGTCGGTGTCCTGTCCGCCCCACCATGCGAGGAGGTGACGGAGGAGGGCGGCGTAGGGCCTTGACCAATCCATGCCGCGCTCCCAGTTTCGTGGCCCGTATTTGACCGCGCCGTCAGTCAGGATACGCGCCAATGCTTCCAGTGCATCTGGGGGAAGTAGGTCCATGCGGAGCTTCCCGCCGTCGAACTTGACGCCTTCGTTCGCGGGCACTGGTTCGCCGAACAGCACCCCCCCTTGCCCGGAGATATGATTCCTTGTCCCTGTTCCGCTCTTCCTCCGTCCTCCAAAAAGCATCATCACCGCGTCCGCTCATTCTCCCCCCTTGTGCTTTTCGCTCAAATCTCCATCCTCCCGCGTTCCCGCTGCTTCCCCGACTCGTTTTACCTTCCCAGCTTCCAAGCGCCGCCTTGCCCATTTTTTGTGCGAAATTTGGCTATGTCTGCACATATTCTCGGATTACATCCCATGCCTCTGTTGCGCCTAGACAGATTTCCGCCCTGTACCCCTGGCCGCGTAAAGCCTTGATCCATTCGACCTGTTCCGGGCTGATGCGTCCTTTCTTCTGGCGCTTCAACTCCACGAACAGCCCGTGGTATTCGCCGCGTGGCAGAGGTAGGCATAAATCCGGGACGCCTTTCTTGACACCTTCGGCCTTAAGCTTCTTGGCAACGAGCATGTTCCTGTCGCCGCCATTCGGCACGGCAAAAAGCATCCCCAGTTCTGGCCACCTGCCCTTGTGCATCTCCACCAGCCGCATGAGCGCTACCTGTTCTTCGTGTTCGGTCATTTCAAACCCTCGCACCGAATTCCGTGAAACCACCCTTTAGCATCACCTGACTCAGCGTAATTTCTCGCAAGGTCAGCTTCGTGAGAGCACGCACCCAAGAAAAACGCAAAAATAACCCATATAAACAAGTCAGTCCGGCTTATACTTCTCACTCTTCCCCCTTCCCCGCGAACGGGCTTTTACTATCCTCCAACCCCGCCTTCCTCTCCGGTCTCCCGTCCCTTCGCCAACACGCATCCGGCCCGTAGATCACTTGGTGGCCGCATGTGCCCTTGCCGAGTAGGAGCGGGCAGGGCGTGGGCTTCATACACAAGTCGTTCATTCGAACCCCCGGAGGTATGCGGCGTAGTAGGACGGAAAGTCTTTGTGTTTCTGTTCGCGCGCTGGGTTTGTGCCCATGCGCTCTTCGAACCATGTCCCACATGAGTTTTCAAAAGCCTTCCACATTCCCGGCCAGCGCGACATTGAAAGCTCCCTCGCCCTTGTCTTTCCGGGGCTGCCTCCCATGACGAACGGGCAAATCACACAGCCTATGCGGTGAAACCCTTCGTCGTACAATGCAGGGTATGCTAGGCTGTGCGTTTCGATAAACTCCCAGATATGAAACTCTTTCCACGAAAAAATTGGCTTTATCAGCGTATGCTTGTACTTCTTGAAATAATCTGTGCGCGGTCTGGCGGCCCTCCTGGATGACTCTTCAGCACGCACACCCATCACACGGACATTAAGCGGAATGCTTAACCCTGGATCTTTCTTCAGCACATCACAGCACCATCTCTTTATCCTCAGCGGCGGCGATTTCTTTTTGATCCCCTCCCAAAACGTCATCTTCGGCATCAGAAAAATCACATCGGGATATTCCTGCCTGATGAACCGCACCACTTCAGGTGGGTCGATCCTTGTGCATGAGTAGTAGGCCCGATGCTTCACCCCTGCCATGCGGCAAAGGTTGAGGGTGACGATGCTATCCTTCCCCCCACTAAACCCCACATAATACCCCTCTTCAGGCTCATGCGCCCTGAGGTACGCGATGGACTCAGCCACCATTGTGCTGGTATCCAACAGGCCGGGCAGGAACTGCTGTTTGCCCTGGTTCTTTGCGGCGCTCATACCGCCTCATCCATCCCGCATCGCATCACAAATTCGCCGCACCACTCCGAGAAATCCACCTTGGGCCAACGCTCCCCAACATCACGCGGCGCGTAGCGGTGACAATGGCGGACGATGACCGGGTGCCCCTTGACGACTTCAGAGAGCGTGGTTTCAACGCACCATGCGCAGTTTCTGCAAGTGTCGGCGCTCATGACTTCGCCTCCCGAAGCCACTTCGCGGGCCTCATGTCTTCCGCCGTGAGTTCGC